TCCATATGTATTGGGGTTATGATTTTATCTGGTAAATCTAAAACATCTTCCTTTAATCTACGCAATACTTTATCATTTGTTTTATCACGTAACTCCTCAAGGTTAGTAGCCCCAAAAGTTAACCAAATTTTCCTATAACCCCTAAAGATTTGTTTACCATCACAATAACGTCTAACATAGCTAATCCAATTATTAGAAACTCTAGACTCAACTAATTTAAGTAAATTATAGTAATTCATAGGTCTAGAAGTCATAGGAGTACCAGATAACAACCATAACCTTTCTATTTTAGAAGCGATATTATTAACTAACTTAGTTCTTTGAGCTTTACCGTTTGACACATAGTGGGCCTCATCTATTATGACCAAATCAAACCCAGACTCTAAAATAGTTTTTTTCCTATCCTTATCGGATGGTAACGAATGGAAATTTTTAAGAATGTCGTAATTTACGATAACATACTTACCATCTTCCCACTTCTTACCTTCAACAATACCAACTAAACCATCACAATAATTTTCTATTTCTCGTTTCCAATTAACTTTTAATGACGCTGGACAAATAATTAGCACTTTTTTTACGTTACAACTTATACTAGCCATAATAGCTGAACTAGTTTTACCCAACCCCATGTCATCAGCTAATATATATTTTTTATTAGAGGCTAGTTTAGTTATCGCTGTTTCTTGGTGTGGGAAGGGTGGTCTGTGTGAAAAAACACTAAAATCAACAGTAACGTCAGGATTTGCTCTAGGTATAATTTGCTTTTTAGGTACCCAAAAAGCATTTAGTGGATTTGAGTCGATGATTTTTCCCCACACATGATAAGCCTTATCCGTCTCACTCAATAACTTCTCAATCCAGATAGATTTTGGTGGAGTTTGTAAAAATTTTGTAGACATATATTCTTTAGATAAATAATCGTCTATTTCCATCCACAACCTAACAACTTTAGGGTTTTCTTTATAGTTTTTAATTATGTATTCTGATTGGGAGTGTGTAAGGGTAAAGGTTTTACTATTAAGCATACCACGCCTAAGACCTATAATATAGTTATTGGCCCCAGTATAATCCGCTAATAAATTCTTAGCTTTAATTTCTTGTGGGAAACTTTCCATATTAAAAATATAATAAAAAGAGAAAAGAAAGACAAATTGTATTTATAATAAAAGAAACATTAATATGGCAAGTAAAAAAATACCAATTACAAGGATATCTAAATTTTTTAGTTCTGAAGATTTTCAGTTAGAACAGAATGTAGGTATGGAGTGGTTACATGGTGACATGCATTTTACTTTAGTGTTATTTAGAGTAGATGGTAAACTGTCGGATGTTGATGATGTCTATGGTGAATCTGGCCCAGAAGAAATTAGGTATAAGTCACCCGTTGAGTTTAACGCGTATGTTAAGATAGAACAACCAAAACTAGATAGTTATGCTGGTGGGTTAGTCAAAGACCTAGAACCTGGAAATATGACGTTAGGTGTTTATATTAAACATTTAAATGAGTTAGATATTGATGTTAATTATGGTGATTATATAGGATATGCTGAAACAGAAGATAAAATGAGGTACTACGTAGTAACCAACGACGGAAGAGTAACATCTGATAACCAACATACAATAGGTGGGTATAAGGCTTTCTATAGAACAATAATATGTTCTTATGTCAGTCCTAATGAATTTAAAGGAGTATAATGGCGTTACCTAAACAAGTAAAAAAGAATTTAAATATAACCCCGAACCCAGTTCAGGGACACTACCCTAGTGGGTATAATGGGATAACCACACCTAATAGGAGAAGAGAATTAGCTAACCTTATAACTGATGATGGTACTTATTTACCTAAATCTGTATTACATGCAGATATGGATAGGGGGATGTTGGATTTTGTAGAGGATAAATTAAAAACTGTATCTAACGGAAAAAAAGTTAATGTTATAGATAGAATACTTACACTACAAAGATGGGCAGAATTATCACAAACATGGAAATTTTCTACCTCTGATAAAAATGTTGACCTACCATTTATAGTTGTGGTTAGAAATCCAGAAGTACAGTACGGTACTAATCCAGCCTTACAGTACACTATACCGGATAGAAAACAATTTCACTACGCTAAAGTACCAACCTGGGACGGTAATAGAAAAGGGTATGACATATATACCATACCCCAACCAGTACCAGTAGATATAATATATGACGTAAAAATTGTATGTAATAGAATGAGGGAACTAAACAATTTTAATAGAGTGGTACTACAAAACTTTACCTCTAGACAAGCTTATACATTTATAAAAGGACATTATATACCAATAGTAATGAACTCCATAGGTGACGAAAGTAAAATAGATACAGAGGAAAGAAGGTACTATCAACAAAATTACCAGTTCCAACTACAGGGATTTTTATTGGATGAGGAGGAGTTTGAGGTTAAACCAGCTATTAGTCGTGAATTAGTTATGTTTGGTTTTGATGAAAAGGAAAGACAAAAAGAAGGTAAGGGTAGCCCTAAAAATCCAGATAAGGTTAATACTAAACTAACCTTTGGTGTTGGTGTTAATGAGTTGGTACTTAACTACGACTATAAAGTTAATATTTCAGCTTTAAGAATTAAGAATGTGGATTCTTATTCTTTTTATATAAATAATCTACCACACACCATTAATGAGGTGTTGATGATAAATCCTGGTGATGTGTTAGTGATTGAGGTTGTGAAGAATACAAGTGGTGTGGCTACATTAACATTACAAGAAAAATTAATATATTAGTTACTCACCGTATATATCCTTACTAGATTTACAATTTACTTTAATTAAGTGTTCCACAAACGCAAACATCTTAAGACCCTTCTTATTACAGTAAGATTTTAAAGTAGAGTGAGAGTCCAAACTTATCTTTATATTTTTTATTTTTGTTTTTTTGTCTTTGTTAGCCATGACAAGGTATATTTTTAATATAACTACACTATAGTATGAAAAAAGTATGAAAATTTACATACAAACAACAAAATAAGGTCATTTACTACGTAACTTTTGATAATACCCCTTGTATTTATAATAAAAGAAAATAAAATACTTATAAAAATTATTAAACATGGCAGACGGTAATAAGATATTTGTTTCTCCGGGAGTATATACTTCAGAGAAAGATTTAACATTTGTAGCACAAAGTGTAGGTGTTACTACATTAGGTTTAGTTGGTGAGACTCTAAAGGGACCAGCTTTTGAACCTATTTTTATACAATCATACGACGATTTTACAACTAGGTTTGGTGGAACGTCCCCAACAACTTATGTGGATTCACAAATTCCAAAATATGAATTAGGGTATATAGCAAAATCATATCTAAGTCAATCAAATCAATTATTTGTGACTAGGGTATTGGGATTAAACGGTTACGATGCTGGACCATCATTTAGTGTTTTAACTCTAGGTGAGTTAGACCCAGGTAGTTTTAGGACGGATTCGGGTAGTACTGTTACTTCTGCCATTACATCAAATACGGTAATGCCTTTCGTGATTCCATTAACTGGTACTAATACAACGATAGGTGAGACAGCATTTATTAATTCAGCAATGAATAGTGATTTCTTTTCACAGATTCCAGGTGTGGTATTAAACCACTTCAGAACATCAGATACTGATACCAACTTAGGTGAGGTAGTTACTTTAACAAATGGAACTACACTACCAACATTAAAACAATCATTCCTTAACTTCTTTTCTGCTAGTTTAGGGATTAAAACAGCAAATAATAACTGTTTAACAGCTACAACATCAGCAACTAGTGCATCCGCAGCTACAGCTTGGCCTTGTCCGGTTGTTTATCAATATGGATGTATACCTAGTGCAACAACAAATACAGCTACAGCAAATACAGTAACTTCATTATCAGGAGCACCATCTGCAATCACAGTAAGTAATGTATTAGGGAGTGAGTGTAAAGACTGGAATTCCTATAAAAACGACGCTTGGTACTACGCATTATTTGATAATGATAATAGTACTACGTGTTGTACAGGTTCTACATATAGTGGTGTTTCATACCAGATATATGTGAGTGGTACACCGGCAACAATATCAACAAATTATACAGCAGCGACAGGAACAACAACAGCCGGTACTCAAGTGTACTCAGGTAATGTGGTTATAGATTATGTAACTTACCAAAACGTATCAGCTTATACTGAATATGATGGTATGGTGGTGTTAACATTAAGGTCACGAGGGTTAAGTGATAAAGCTTCTGGTGGTCCAGTTTATTCTATTAGTGCAAACACAGTAAATATGCAATGTACTGGTGATTACCATAAGGTTATGGAAGACCCATTTGCGTCATTTGGTATAAGTGCTGGAACTGTAAATGGTACAGCTTATTCATTTAAAACTTCTATGTCAAACACATCACAAGACTATGTCTCTAGGGTATTTGGTAGAAGTCCTTTTGATAAGAAGAAAGAAGAGGTACCTTTATTCGTAGAAGAAACTTACCCGTCTTTACTAAAAGATGCTTGGAGAAAAGGTAAAGTAAGAGGGTTACAATGTTGTTTACAATATTTACCTTCAGCAAGAAATACAACCAACACAAACACTATAGCTTGGTACATGCATCAGTGGTCAACACCAGAAACACCATGGATTGTTTCCGAATTACAGGGTAGTGATGTTTACAAACTATTTAAATTCGTATCAATCTCTGACGGTACATCAGCGAATAGAGAGATAAAGATTTCATTAATTAATATGTCTTTTGAAAGAGGTGAATTCGACATACTAGTAAGAGACTTTTACGATACAGACGCTAATCCAAACGTATTGGAAAAATACACTAGATGTAGTTTAGACCCAACCAAAGTATCATTTATCGGTAGAAAAATAGGTACATCAACAGGAGAGTTCGAACTAAAATCTAAATATACAATGTTATATTTAGGTGAGGGACTATTAGACGGTGTATTCGCTAATTCATTACCATCAGGATTTGAAGGTTATAGATTTAGAGGTTATGGGAATTGTCCTACAAACCCTAAATTAATTTATAAAACAAAATACTACACACCAGGTGAAGTGATTTATGACCCTCCTTTCGGAAGTGGTACCGTAAACAACCAAACTGTAAGTGGTGGTGATAAGGTAAGTAAAGTTTACCTAGGAGTCTCCAACAGTACTGGAGCTGCTTATGACCCAGATTTCTTTAATTATAAAGGAAAACAAGTACCATCTACATTATGTACAGCAACAGACGGTGGTGAATGGAATGTAATAACAAAAGGTTTCCACATGGATTCTGGAGCTACAGTTGTAATAGGTGGTAGTGGAGCGTATACTGACTGGACTGGTACTACATTAAATGGTAAACCAGTGTTTGATTGTGGTGTAGGTCAATTTAACCAAGAACCGACACTAAGTACTGAACCTTATAAAAAACTTAGAAGTCGTAAGTTTACAGTAGCACCACACGGTGGATTTGACGGGTGGGACATATATAGAAAAACTAGGTCTAATAGTGATGATTATAGAATGGGTCTTAGTGGTTTCTTAGCGGGAGCTTGTTCTACAAGTGATTTCCCATTAGGTACTGGGTTAGGTACATTTAAAAAACTAAGTGCTACTGAAGCAAATACAGATTATTTTGCTTTCTTAAGAGCTATTAAAACTTTTAGTAATCCGGAATCAGTAGATATTAACGTATTTAGTACTCCTGGTCTTGATTATGTAGATAACTTAGGTTTAGTAAATGAAGCTATAGATATGGTGGAGACAGAAAGAGCTGATTCGTTATATGTGGTAACAACACCAGACTATAATATGTTTGTACCAAATACTACAGATACAACAAATCAAATTACACCAGAAGAAGCTGTAGACAATTTAGAAGACTCGTTAATAGACTCTAATTATACAGCGTCTTACTATCCTTGGGTACAGATAAGAGATACAGCTAACAACAAACAAATTTACATACCACCTACAGCGGAGGTTATGAGAAATATAGCATTAACTGATAATATTGCATTCCCATGGTTTGCGTCGGCAGGTTACACTAGAGGTATTGTAAACGCTGTAAAAGCAAGAAAGAAACTTACATTAGATGAAAGAGATACTTTATATGTTGGTAGACTTAACCCTATCGCGACGTTTAGTGATGTTGGACCAATTATTTGGGGTAATAAAACTTTACA